CGCAAAAAGGTATGCAGAGCAAAAAATGAAGCAAGTTTTATGACGGGGTTTGCTTTTTTTGCGTGCATGGCTACAACAAGCTCTTTGAGGTCGTCTTCTCTTTCGATGTGCGGATGGTTTGTCGGCTCATACCTTTTAAGCATTCCCCTATCAATGTCACGTGCAACATTGTGTTCAACGTATCCGCATGAAAGCGCAAAGCGCAAAAGCCCTATTATAGCACTCAGTGCCTTTTTGGCTGTGGCAACGTGTCCTCTCTCTTCTATCTCTCTCACCAACGCCAAAATCTGAAAGCGTGTGATCTCTTTTATGGATTTGTTGGCAAAAACTCTCAAAAGCTCATTGTCTATAATGCCCTTCGTGCGTTTAAAGGTTTGTTCCGCTAACTGCGTTTTGATGAATTTTTCATACTCAAGCGCAACCGTTTTGAAGAGAATGCCATCGTGCTTGGTAACTTCTCTCTCCTCTTTCGGGTCTATGCCTTTTAAAAGCGTTTTTTGGTACTCTGCCCTCTTCTCTCTAGCTTCTGCTAAAGTGACGATGGGATACTTGCCAATGGTTATCTTTTGAGGTTTCTGTGTTAAAGGTGATTTGTAGCGAAACTCAAATATCTTAGAGCCATTTTTGCGAACTGTAAGCTGCAATCCACTACCATCATACAAAGCATAATCTTTATCATACACTCTAGCGCGCTTTATCTCCGTGTCGCTCAACGGCTTTGTCGTTTTCCCCATGCTTGCCCCTTTGAAGATGAGGCATTATATATTTGCGTTACTAAATGCGTTATTAAAATACTGACATTTTAAGGCTTTATGTGTCAAAGCATGTCAAGGTGAGAAGCTGTCAAAGTGGCTTTTTGTGGGGATTTTGTCAAGTTTTGGCACTGTGTGTCATGCTGTGCTAAAGTTCCTTTTGAACAATTACAACAATAGCATAAAGCCCTAATTTAGGGCTTTATTTCTACTTTTTTAATATCCTGCGTTATCTGTTGCGTTACATTAAAAACTATTTCACACATGCATCAATGTAGGCGCTTTGCGCTTCATAGTCTTTTTCAAGCGATAAATATTTCCTGCTTGTACATAATTCCCTCTCTTTTGTGTTTTTAATCCCCGCACAAATCGCCTCTTTAGGTGTAACTCGAACAGGTCTTTCAAGCTCACAAACTTTTTCCACATGTATCTCTTTAGTGCTACATGCATTAAATCCCAGCACTATCAACAATGCTACTATCACTCTCACCATAGTCTTGCACATTTCTCACCCTTTCTTCAAAGCGTTTTAGTCTCTCTTCGTAGGCTTTTTTAATCTCATTTTGTTTCTTAACGCCCAGCTCTGCATTGCGTTTCGCTTCTGCTTTGAGCTTCTCGCTAAGTGCTTCAACACGGGATAGAGTATCTTGCAAATCTTCTTTTTCATGTTGAAGTTTTGCATGTTTTTTTTCTAAAGCCTCAAGCTTTTCTTTATGCTCTTTCTCTAGCTTTTCTAATGCTTCTTGTGCGCTTTTCACTTTTACATGTAAAGCTTGTTTGTCGCCATACAAAGAGATGCTAAGAGAGCCTAAGCTTATACATGTAAGCGCAAGTACCGCAAGGGCGATATAGAACCATTTGCTACTACCTGTAAAAAGTTTTAAAACGGTACTAAGCATAGTCTATGTCCTCCAACTCTTCGATAGGGAGCATCGCAAGTTCACTTCTACGCACCCATCCTCTCTCATTTACTGCAAGATTAGGACGCCTTGAAATCAAGTTCATATAGTAAGCCTGTTCTAGCAAGTCGTACTCTTCATCAAACGCACGCTCATCGAACGCATTGAGTGCTGCTATCGTGCCATTTCCAACGATGCCATCATCTCTTACACCAACAAGACGCTGTGCCATTTTTACGCCTGCTTTGATGTTTGCATTTGTGCCAAAGATGAAAAGCTCCTCAGCGATTTTTTGAGAAGCGACACTATCAAGCTTCATTTTGTCCCAAAACTCTTTTTTCATAAAAGAGTAAACATCTTGTGTCAAAGCGCTGTCTTGATAGAGTTCGATAGATGCCTCTTTTTTGTCTCCATTGTGTTTATCAAGAACATTTTGAATATATCCCCAACGAAACCACGTAGGATGAGCGCTTTGGTAAATGCCCATATAGGTAAGACCATTCTCACCATCGTTTTTATGCAAAGCTTTCTTAGGACTGTTACTTATCTCTGCCTCTAAAAACAGATCCATCGCTTTTTTAAATTGAGCCATCGTCTCTTCTCCTTTCAACTTCTCTTCTATCAAACGGAAGCAATCTGTAAAGCATTCTTTCAACATAACGCCCAAGAAGCTCAACAACATTCGCTTTACGGCATATTTCACCCGTTATTATCATTTTGGCGTTGCTTAGCACCGATAAAATTTCATTTAGAAAAATAATCCAAAAAGCAAAAATGACGGCATAGTCAGCGTTGATGCTCTCTAAAATGCCTTTCACTGTTGAGTTGTCGGGGTAATTTGCAGCGGTTGTTTTTGCCGCAAGAACGATTAAACCAAACACCATCAAAATGCCCACAAGTGTAATTTTTTTTAAAAGCCCCACCCAAAATGCTTGAATGGAAAGGTCGTTGTTTAAGACAACCTCTTTGGTAATACCCGTTAGAAAATCAATGAGCATAACCGCCATCAGCAGGGCAATAAAACTCACAGGTACTTGAAAATAGGTAAAAAGTGTTGATGCCCCAACTAAAACGATATTTTGCTCACTGACAAGTTCTTTCATCCAATTCTCCCTTATTCTCCCATACTTTTTAAACAATGCTCGCTTTCGATTCTTTTTAATAAACAGCAAAGCTTTTTATCAAACCATGTTGCCGTACCTGCCTCAATTCGTCTATGAATATGAGAACTAATCGTCTCATCCTGACTGCCGTTCCAAAAAAGCACATTTCCCATTTGGTCTAGCACAAGAAGAAAGCGCAACCACCGTGTGCGCTTTTTCATATCGTTTTCAAACTTGACGATGAGTTCTTCTTTATTGTATGGCATCTGTTGTCCTTTATACGTATTTGACCCAAAGCTCTGTTTGCTTTGTGCCTGCAACAATAACAGCATTCTTAAAAGTCTCTTTTGGGATGTTTTGCCATTCGTTATTGGCATCTTTCCACTCTTTTGTACCTCCATCGGCTAACATCGTGTAAGCTCTATTCATACGCTCTTGACTCGTTTCATCACCATCAAGAACATAGCCATCCACCTCCACAACAATTCTAATAAGCTCGTAATTTCTCGCCTCTTTTTTAGCTATCTCAAAAAGTGCATCATCAGTATAAAAGGAAGGTGTATCAAAACACACGGTTATGTACTCATATCCGCTTACTTCCATCCCATCGATTGTTTTTGTAATAGGTACAATGCCAACATTTACCTGCGTTCTCCCAGCTTCAAACGTGTTGGGCATGGTCTCGTTAAACTGTTTAATAATCTGCATAGTTTTCCTTTTAGAATAATGTTAGTTGAACTTTATGTTTTTGTCTTTTCGCTAAAATAACCCAAGAGCGTAGAGGGTTTTTGATGTGTAGGCGTTTTGCAACGCAACGTATTTTCTCTTTTATCTGCTGTGTTAAAACGACTCTCAAGAAATTATAAGCACTGGCTATCTTTGTCCATCCAAGATAGCTCATTACCATGCTTATATCTTTTGCGGATTTGATAGGTTTTAAAAAGGCTCTTTTTATTTTGGTTGCCATCTTTTTACGTAAAAGTGCATAGTTTCCAAAAAGTCTATATCCTAAAAAGTCAAGCCCACGACCACGTGTCTCGAAAACTTGCCAGTTGCCTTTTATCTCTAGTTTTAATGTTTTGAGGTAAGCTCTTATCGCCTCTAGCTTTACATGTAAATTTTCTTTGCTATCGCTAAAAAACACCATGTCATCCGCATAACGAGCATAATGCTTTACATGTAAAACTTCTTTGACAAAATGGTCAAAAAAACTAAGATAATAATTTGCAAGAGTTTGACTTGTGTAGTTTCCAATGGGAAGACCTTTAGAGCTATCCACGAGCGTATCTAAAAGACAAAGCGTTTCTTTACACTTTATTTTTTTGCGAAACAATGCCTTAAGCGTTTCATTGTCCACACTAGGGTAAAACTTTCGTATGTCTATCTTTAGACAATAGCGTGTGGCCACTTCGTCTTTCATCCACGATTTTACACGCTCAATCGCTTTGTGTGTTCCTCGCCCCATAATGCTTTGATACGTGTCTTTAATGTATGTCTCTTCCAAAATGGGCTGTACCACTTGCATTAAAGCATGGTGGATGATGCGATCAGGGTAGTATCTTGTTTTTAAAATCTCCCTGGGTTTGCCTCTATCTTTAATGTGCATAGAAACATAAGGAGATGGTGTATACCTCTTTTCAATAAGCATACGTCTAATATTTCGTGCGTAATGATAGGGGCGCTCTTCAAAACGCTTCACTTCGGCATAATGTCTTTTGCCCTTTTTAGCGTTTTTATGCGCTTCTAGAATGTTTTTAACATCCACAATTTTTTCAAACAAATTGCCATATCGTTTCATTGGCTTATATCCTCTTTGAGCGTTCGGCAAAGCCTACTGGCACATAGTAAGAGATAGTCGTGTATTTTAGCGAGAGCTAAGGATACATAAGAGCGTACAATTTTTAATGCACAATACAAGTTAGGGCGACCCACAATATTCCAATTCGCATTCGAAGAAGCGTTATTCGAATTCCACGCCGACAACCCAGAAGTCGCACCATTATTCAAAGTGCCGCCGACAATGAGGGGTCTTACTCTTATGTACCCTGTATTCATAGTTTTCCTTTCCAATTTTTTTTTAAAAGCACGGACACGCTAAGCGTGTCCTATCTACTAGGTAATGGCTTTATAAGCCAGGGCGACCCACAACATGCCAAGGCGCATCCGAAGAAGCGTGAAACGAAGCCCACGCCGACAACCCAGAAGCCGCACCATTATTCAAAGTGCCGCCGACAAGGAGGGTAGTGTTTCCACTTGCGCTCCATGCGCCATCGCTCGTTTTTGTACTAGCGCTTCCTCCGAGCGTAGCAGGTATAAAAGTACCTGCAGCATGGTCTGCAACATAAGATGCACTCGCTCCTGCAACAACGTCTATCCCACTATCAAAATACGGTGCTACGATAATATCGTCGGTAAATGTCGCTTTTGGTTTAGCGAGATAGATAGAATAATTGTTACTATTTATCCCATCCACGAATCTCCAAAGATGTGAGTGATAGCTCTCTATACCCCTATAAGAGTTTGCAATAACACGGTTGGAAGAGTCTAAAATAACACCTGTCTTGTTTAAAAGAGGGAGGGTTAAGCCATTGTCTTGATTGTTAGAACTAGCAGAGGTATTCCAGTCATACCCTCTCCATTTACCTACATCAAAATACCATGTACCATGCTCAACTAACGCTAGTATGTTCTTCGCACTTTCCAAAAAGAAATCAATAAGAGAAAATCCTCCGCCAAACCCCTGCGCTTGTGTCCTAGCCGTTGCACGTGTAATACTCCCAGTTGCTTTTACACCACTACCGCAGATACTACGACCGCTTACAGCGTTGAAGGCTCCATAAGCTCTTTCATCTAGAATGTTTCCTGCAACATCTGTAAACGCAGGAGAAAAAGCAGCCGTTACAGTATTACCTACAACCGTTCCACTGCTAATGTTCGCACTTTCAACATTCCAACACGAAATAGCGGGACTTGTAAAACCAAGTTCATTTACAACATCGATGCTAAAAGAAGCGTTTGAAATAGCATAAAGGTGGTATGTTTTTCCAGCACTTATGATTTTCGCTTGAATATAATAAAACGATGGGATAGGAACTGCGATTTGCTCAGTTACAAGCAGATTGGTTTGATCCACGTGCGTATAACTATCTGCTTCAAAAAGTTTAACCTTTGCGCCAGTGTTGTTAAAAATTGTTCTTTTCATTTTTGAAAATGGTAAGTTAGAAGTCTCGTCTAGCCACTTCGTAAAAGGAGAAGGGCTTACTGTATCGTTATCATTTTGACGCTCAGCCGTTGGACTTCTCCATGCGCTAAACTCATTAAACCCATCAATCGTTTGAATGTTTATGTTTTTACCAATACGCTTGTACGTATCCTCGGTTTGGTTCCAAAGAAGTCCAAGCACAGGTGTCGTTGTTTTTTCAATCACTTCAAGTTCTGGTAAATATTTTGCAACTTCATTAATATCCACCCACGCAGCCCAATACTTTTTTTCATTTAATGCTTGGTCATTGTTGTCAATTAAGCAGGCATAAACACTCCCACTATCCGTCACGATGTCATTTTTTTTATACTCAGTCCCCAACACAAAAGGTCCCTTGTTTACAAAAGCTATTCTTCCAAGATTTAATGTTTGCACGTTTTTTCTCCTTAGTTATAAACTATAATAAAATCACCATTTTGAACAGATGGTGTCCCTGTGCTTTCGTCGGTTATTTTAACAATCAATTCACTATCAATAATCTCAAAGCCCAGCCATTCGATACTTGCTACAGCCAATACTTTTTGTGCGTTTCTCTCAACAACATCAGCAAGAGCAATAACAGCATTGGCATTTGTCACTGCCACTTCTGCTTTTTCAGTAGATATTTGAGCTTTTTGCGTAGCTGTTTCTTTCGCACTTTCTGCATTCTGCGCTAGAGCATCCATCGTTTCAAATGTCGTATTAATTTCAGGCAAAGCTAGATTAAGCTCTTCAGATAATTTTTTTACTTTACTTAAAAAAATCTCAACCTTTTGCCTGTACTCGCCCTCATCATTTGTTTCTGAGCGTAAAGGAACTTCTTCAATTTTTGTTATACTCTGCGTTATCATATTAACCCCTCGATGGTAAGACCTATGTATTCTTTATTTTTATAGCTGTATTGCGCATCAAAATTTCTTATAAATCCAAAAACAATACTGTGCTCGCCGCCATCTCCTAAAAACAACACCGCTTTTCCACGCAAGTCATAAAGTTTTTTAATAACACTCCCAAAATCTTGATTATCAACGGCTATGGTAAGGTTTAGTTTTTTTGCATAGTACCCCTCTTTAAATGTTATGTCTCCTGTTGTAGCATCACGATCTACGGTAGAATAATCAAGCATATTTGGGGTGTGGTTTATCAGCATGTCCATGTTTTTTGAAGAAACACCCGTTACTATTTTTCCTAATTTTGCAGTGGATGAAGGGTTATAAACAGTCACTTTTATATGCATGTTATATGTTAAAATGATGTTAAGAAAAATATCAATTTTATAAAGAAAATCGTCATAAAAATAACCCCAAATATCTCTATAGGCATCTTCTTTAAGATTTATTTCATAACTTTTAATGCTTTCACTTGTTACTGCATCTAAGAGTTCTACTTTAATGCTTGTGCCTGAAATATTTAGAAGAGAAATTGTGTCAATCAACCCCTGATTTAAAACAATATAAAATGAATCTTCCTTACTGACCTGCGTATTTAATTTATCATCATCCAGATTTGTTGTATCGGTAAGATTGGTTGATACAATTACTAATTTTTTAGGAATAACCCATCTCATGCACGTACCTTTATGCCTTCGACTGCAAAACGCTCTGTCCACATGGATGTCGTTTTGTCAGCTCTTAGAACTTCTCTTAAAATGGCTTTAATCTCCTGTAATTCGCTTTGCATCTCTTCCATGCCTGTAACCTCACCAAGCCTATGAAGTGGGATAACGGCTTCTGCATAACCAGCCTCACCTACCAACCCAAGCGTTGGACCTGTTACAATGCCACCTTCAGCAAAGGCATGTATGCTTTTTCTATCCTTATCTTGCCCTAGAATTTTTTCTTTACCAAAATGAGATAGAAGAGAAACCAACAAGGGACTACCAGCGACGCTTTCTACAGATGTTTGTATATTTGATAAAATATCTCCAATATTTTTAAGTACATACTGAAATATCTTCGATGGATTTCTAAGATATTCACTTAAATAATCAAATTTTGTGGCACCCCATGATTTTAAGTTTGTCAATCCTTCGATGAGTTTTTCTTTAGAAACATCAAACATACTCTGCGTTGCAGGTTCACCTATTAAATCATAGGAATTAAAACCCCACGCATCTTTAGCATAAGCACTCGGATAATCTAAAAAGCCACTTCCATCAGAAAACTGTGTTAATTCATAAAACTGTGTAGACGTTGTGTTGTTGTATAAATTTGAAAGCTGTGCTGTTTTCCATGCATCATATGTCATCGGGCTTCCGCTTTCAAGATATGTCGAATAGCTAGAATTAGCGGCTAAATAATCTTTTGGCAAAATAGCATTAGGTGAAGTTATTTGATCAAGTGCCCCAGTAAACGTATCCCAAGATGATGTAGCACTATTAATAACATAATCAGGATAGTTTTTAAGGACTTCCCATGTCGTCATTTTCTCAGGCGTAAGGGTAGTGTTTTTTAAAATAGCTTGTTGTGCTGAAGCAATATTAAAAGAAGCTACACCACCAGCAAGCGCACCTGATAGTCCAGCCCCTGCCAAAGCATCGCCAAAACTTCCGCCATTTGCCATTGTCATACCTGCAGATATTGCATCTGCTTGTAACATTGCAGGAATTAAAGCAGGAGCATAAAGGGCTATTGCTGCTTGCACGAGCCATCCAAGCCAAGGATATTTCATTACCCCTTGCATAACTTTCATAACAGCTTCTTCTACCTCCACAAATCCTGGGTCTATTTTTTTAAGCGTATCTGTGCTTCCAGCCCACCCAAGCATTGCCCCGCCTAGAGTTCGGTTGTATTCTTTGTCTCCAAATAGCTTATCTGTAAGAACCCCACCCGTTATAGGACCTGTAAAAATATCAATTATTGTTCCTGTAAGATCCCCAAAAAAACCGCCACCTTTAAACATAGGCAGTCCTGTTTGTGAGTCAATAGCGGCTTTATCAAACATAGGCATATTGCTAGGATCATAGCCTTCAGCATACATGGCAAGTTGCCTAACATAAGAAACATCCAAAAGCCCACGATTATCAAGTCTACTTCCTGCGATCAGAGCTGAAACAACGCTTTTATTTTTATTCACAGCACTTGCAGGGATGACCGCTTCACCTTTTGAAATCATCGCAGGAATTTTGTCATTAGCGTATGAGTCGATGGCGTTGTAGCCTCCTCCTGCTATGCCATACTTCCCACTCCCCCAAATCGTACCCTCTGCAAAGTTGAGAAAAGGGATGTCTATGCCTAAAAATGTCTCAACAAACCCTTTTCCTGTATTGCCTCCGCTTTTCCAAGAGTTCATAAAATTCATTATAATGGTCTTCGTTGCCATCTCGGCTACCATATTAAAAAATGACTTTTTAATACTTCCCCACAATGTATCAAAAAAAGCGCCTATGCTCTTAATTTTCCCTTCAAAAACATCCACTAAAGAGCTTTGCATTGTGCTTTGTAGCCCAGTGACCATTGAACCAAAGCCTTTGCCTACGATAAGGTTGTAATTTGACCAATCTTTTGTACTTTTTTCAAGATTAGAGCTTATAGCACTGTAAAGGTCTTCATAAATGCCTTTACTCTCTAAGTATGCCTTTTTCTCATACGCAATCTTTGTTTCTAATTGTTGTTTGGTTAGCTTTGTATCATCAAGCCTTAAAACACGCTCAAGCTCTGCCCATGCAGATACATAGTCTTCCATTTTTTCATAGTATGTCTGCCTTTGTTTCGAAGAAGCTATTAAATTTGCATTTTCCTCTTTTTGCTTTTTCTCTAAAGCCTCACTCTCTTTTTTATTTTGCTCTTCAATTTTTTTGGCTGTTTGATCATTTAGTTTATTTAATTCAAAGGAGTACCACTCATCAAGTTTTGCTTTTGAGCCTGTAAATTTTCCATATTTTTCAAGGTCTTTTTTATATTGAAGGTCAAGTTCCATGTAAGGTTTTTCAATATCATTCACTTGTGCTTTTAGTGTTTTTTCAGATAATTCAACAATCCATTTTGCATGTTCTTCAGCAAGTTTTTTGCTCTCGGCTTTTGCTTTTTTTTCAGCTTCTATTTGTTCTTGCGTTTTACCTACAATTATAGCGGTTGTATTTTGCGAAGTTTCGGCAGTTTTCTGAATTTCCGCTTGTTTTTCTTTTTCTATTTTTAAAAAGGCATCTTGAAGATTGTCGTAAATTTTATTGCTACTGTCAAGGTTTTTAATATATTTATTATGTTCTTCTTCAAGCAATGCACTCGCTGCAATTTGCTCGGTTATTTTTTCTCTTTGTGTTTTTAAAGCAGCATCCCATGCCTGCTGTGTTTTTGAAGAAAAGGGGTTAAACTCATCCATTTTCTTTTGTGCTTCGGTGATTTTTAGAGAAATCTCATCCGTCATTATGGAAAGATTTATTTTAAGTTGGCCATAGTTTGTCTCTAAAACTTTCCATATCATAGCCCAGCCTAAGAAAATTCTTGAAACACTTTGTACGGCTTCAATAATTCCAACAGCACCCCACTTTATAGAAGTACCTAAAACTTCCATATATTCAGCATTATTTGTAATAGTTGAGAACTCTTTATTGAAAGTACGAACAGCTTCTTTTGCACCATCAAAAAAACCACTGTTTACAGCGACATCTGCTTTAAACTGTGTCCAATTATCTTTTAAATTTGACGTAAGCCCTTCCCATGTTTGCGAAAGATTATCCATTGCGCCTTGGTATTTATCATTAAAGATAGCGCTTAATGTTGATTTTATTATCTCAGAATTGTTTTTGACAATCGTCTCTTTAGCTTCACCACTAGAATTTGACCATGTGTATTTGATATAATCGCCTTGAGTCGAAGCTTTAATGCCAAACTCTTTAAGACGCTCATTTTCTCCTGTCATCGCATCTGCCATCATTTCAACAGCATCTTCAAGTTTTTTGCCCATGCCAGCAGAGGTGTCACCTAATGTTTTAAGTGTTCCATCCGTTGGGTTTATTCCATAGCTTCTAAGTTTAACAAAAGCTTGAGTAACTTCACTGAGTTCGTAAGGTGTTTTTTTGGCAAATTCTTTGACCCAACCAAAAGATTCATTGGCTTTTTGAGAAGAGCCTTCGAGTGTTGTTAAAATCGCTTTATATTTTTCAAACTCTCCTGCAGTATCCAATAGTGCCATAGCGCCATTTTTAGCAGCAAAAAAAGCCGACTTTAAAAAATTTAATGCATGTCCTGTATTGGCAAGGTCTTCTATGCCTTGCCTTAACCCATTTGTCTTTTTGGAAGCATTATCAACGCTTGTACCAATTTCATCAATATTTTTACTAACAATCTTTAGTTGCCCTGTTTGAGCATCGACAGCTACTTTGATTTTGATTTCTTGGTTTGCCATTGCGTTACTACTCCCAAAAAGCTTTTACAAGCTGCGTATGTTTCAAGGCATTCAAACCGCACTTTACATGTAAAGTCTCTTACAACTTCGTAATTGATGCGGTAATGCCCACCTATGTTTTCTAAGCTTAAAAAAAATGCTTCAACAAGCTGTGAAGCGTCGTAATTTAACTCCGTTCTGATGGGAACTGCTGATTTGTTTTGAGAGAGAATCATCTCTTCTTTTATGTAAGCACGAGCGAGTCCTATCGTGTCTTTTTTTGCTTTTCAGCCTCTTTTTGAACCAAATTTACAAACTCGTTAATGTCACCATTTTCGATAATGTCATTAATGAAGGCATCTTTTAAATCGCCATAAACATTTGTTTTTAAAAGCTCTATTTGATTTGCGTAGCTTGCGCTTGCACCTTGCTCACCTGCCAATAAAATTTTCTGTGTTTGCTTTGTGGAAGGCAAAAACATTGAAATGCTTCCAGTTTCGCCTGTTGTTAATTCAACTTCCATCGTTACGCTTTTTCTCTCAACTTTAAATACTGACGCTGACATCGAACTTCCTTTTAAATGTTATGATTTTTTCATTTTCACTTACAACTTCACTGTTTTTATAAAAGAGATCGATATATTTTGGATTTGCCTTCTCAATCTCTCCATAAAAATATTTTTTGTTATATCCAACCCCTTGAAGAGCTTTTTTTAAAAGCAAATAGGCTGACTTTAAACGTTTTTGAACATCTCTTACATAGAAACGATCCACCCAAAACCTTCCCATACGCTTTTCGCATATTGCAATGCCTACAATTCTTCCAAATTCAACCAGCACGTAAGTCTGTTTACACTGCAAATCTAAAACACTTTTAACACGTGCTTTTTCTAAAAAATCATGTTCTAAAAAATCATGTGTTGCTAGTGTGCGTAACATCTTTTTTTACCTACAAAATGTATTCAATGTAATATTTGCCCGTGGTGTCGTCTTTCATCGCTGAGCCTTCAAAATCAAGCGTGGCAAAGTCTTCACTCATCAAGGCGATTGATCCACTCATAGTGACGTGTGCTTTTGGAACTTCGGTCACTCTTTTTTTACCTGTTTGCGGGGCAGATACAAAACGAAGTTTCCCAACAACAAGAGCTTTAGAACCAGCATCTAACTTTACATATGTTCCCGCTTCAGTTGCAGTTGTCCCATCAGGCAGAGTGTCGCCGATGGCAAAATCTATGGTCTGAACAACTGCACCAAGGGCAATAGCTAAGTTTGTAGAATTTACATTTTGCGTTTTAAAAGAGAGCGTGTAGTCTTCTTGCTTCAACACTTTTTCTGCTAAAACTTTTTGACCTGCGTCTTTATTAAAAGCTTCAGCATACTCTCGATTTGTCTCGATGGTTGCTTCTGTTAGCTCTCCAATCTCATACTCTGTGCCATAGACCCCATTTTCCAACGGTGTAAAATATAGTTTTCCACCAGCAATGTATCTTTCAATCATTTTGTTCCCCTTATAAGGTGTTTTGCACGATCGCTTTAATCAAAACGTATTCGTGCTCTTTGTCATTTATAAAATCCACCTTCGTGCCTTGCCATTCAAGACCCGATGGATTCGCCACATTCTCTTTAAAAAGGCTGTTTAGTAGCGTTAAACACTTCTCTTCATCTTTTTTGACTTCCACAACAAAGATGACATCTCTTGTTGCGGCATTGCGTTTGTTACGTTCTGCAATCGTGATGGTTGCTGTTGAATAAATAGGACGCAATACATTAGCGATAGCCTCTCTAGCATCTGTTTCGCTTGCGAAATACGTCATAAAACACCCCCTAAAAAGACGATTTTTTCTCCATTTTTTGGAGGATCAATCGAAATAACACCATACGTTTTTTCACCAATAACGATTTTAGAAGCATCCGTAACGATGACCGATTCTGAAAATCTCACATATAAAAGAGGTGTGTCGTTATAACCATTACTCTCTTCTTCAAAAATCCCAGCGACTTCAATGCCATCAACCATAATGACATCCGCAAACTCATCTTTGTTCATAAAGACTTTCTCAAAGTCGTCGGCTAGTTGGTCTTTAAAGCTCATCTTAAAGCCTCAATGTTGCAAAATGGCTTTTTAATGCTGTTTTTAACGTATCGCTCTTGGCATCTTCCGTTTTTATGTTAAGCGAAATAACAAACGCTTTTAATTCTTTGTAAGGTAAAGCATCTACTTGCTCATCACTTAAAATATTCAAAGAACCACTAACACTTAAATCCTCTTCGGTTGCCTTTTGATGTCCATTGGCAATAAGCCTATCACCCAAAGAAGGGTGAACATCTATGACTTCACCAGCTTCTTTATCGCTACCCTTGTATTTCATAGGGCCTGTTAGTTTAATGAACATAACAAGCTCTATGCCGCGTTGATTTTGACGTAAACCGTACCTGCTATTCCTGCTGCTTTTGCATAAAGCGCACGCCCTGCTCTAACGTTTGAGGTGGCGGTAATAGTGATTTCTCGGTTTGTTTTATCAAAATAGACCAACCCATAAGCAGGAATTGCATCGGCTGTTTTTGCGTTGATTTCAAAAACACCTTCAATATCTGCCGCAATTTCCTCACCAACCAAACCAGTTGTGCAAGCGATAGCAATACCATCTGTTCCAAGAGCGATAACATCGCCTACGCTGACCGCCTCGCTCAACTCAATATCAATCGTTTTACCTTCTTGGTAAAGTGTTGCTTTTTTCATCTTTTTTCCTTTACTCTTTTAATTACACACCAGCGTTTTTGTATAAACCACGATAATCTTCTGCGTAAACACCAAAGTCAAAGACACATTGGTATGTCACGCCTGAGAGGTCTCTATTTTTCTCTTTTACCATTGGTTTTTTACCTTGACCTTGAAGGTAAAGCACCTTGATGGTTCTACGAGGAGCGCTCAAATACCAAGGCTTCGCTTCAAGTTCAGAATCAACGATGACCGTTACACTGTTTTTATGTGGGTTCACAACACCGCTATTAACAGAGGATGGATCAGCCTCAGACGAGATGAGCTGTAGCGCTGTTGTCTCATTTTCAGGAGAAACAAGCAAGAACTTTGGAACGATATTAAGTGCTTTACCATCTTCAATTTGACGACGCATCAATGTTCTACCACCTGTCAATGTTTCAGTCGCAAGTGCTGTACCTGTACTCGTGTAGTTTTTATGGTCAGAATGGAAGATGGCTTTCCCATCGCTCATTTTGTAATTACTAAATTGTCCTTTACCTTGCAATAGGTCATAAACTAAACCATTTGCGGTTCTTCTTGCCATTTTTCCAAATTCAGAGATGACATCTACAAATGCACCTAAGTCATCATTGATGAGCATTTGACGAGTAATGCTAAACTCTGCACCATAGGTTTCAAGTTTAAAGACTTCGCCACCTTCGCCAAACTCAAAGTTTTTAAGTTCGCCTTTTTCAGCGACTTTTTGTAAGCGACCACCTGCTTTGAGATGTGCAGCAACACCTTGTTTGAAGTCTTTTACCTCGCCCGACGTTGTCCATGCCTCAAACGTTGCATTTTCTTCATCAAACGCCATTTCAAGCATTTTATTTGCAGCGTTTGAAAGCAAAATAGGAAAGTCTGACGTACTCATCGCACGGTTGATGAGTTCTTCTTTGTTGAACCCTTCATAGCCTGTAATAGCACGAGCCAAATCAAGAAGTGATGCACCTTCAAAGCGTTTGACATCTTTGTGTGGTTGCTCTACCTTAAAACCTGCACGCATAATGAGACTATCTGCTACAGCTCTTTTGATGTCATCCATACCAGGTGTTTGTTCACTGCGTTCAAAGTTTACATTTGTTTGATTTTTTGTTTTTACTTCTAAAAGCGCACGAGCAAAATCATCAGGCGTTTTGGTTTTATCATCAACAAATCGCTTAACATCTTCTGCATTCATATCAGCACCATGTGCCATAGCAAGGTCTTTGATGTCTGAAACACGTTTGATTTCGTTGTTCTCATCTTGTACACGCTTGATTTCAACGTTAATTTCATCCATTTTGCGTTGGATGTCAAATTCAGGCGCTTTGTCTGCTTGTAGTTTTTCAAGCTGACGGCGTAACTCTTCAAGTTTGTTCATAATTTCTCCTTCATTGTCTTTTAAATTTCTTCCGATGCCAGCACTTGGGTCTGCACCGATGTCTACAAGGGAAGCTTCTCGAAATTCCCACCTTAAAATTTCTACCAGTGGCACTTGCCCTTCTCGCTCTGTGATGCGGATGTCTCTTTTTGCGCCACCCACAGAAATCTCTGTCAGTGTTCGCTCCAAAACCATCTCCCACAGCATTTGTGCATCAGGGTTTGCTTGCGAAAAAGTAGCCTTAGCACGAAGCTGTCTATTTTCAAGTCTCACATTCTCAAGACGACCGATAGGAAGCTCTCCATACTTTCCATCTCCGTGCATATAACGAAGCTTTGCAGTCGCTGCACGAGTAAGATCAACATTTTCTTCACCATGCAACAACACTTCATCATAGTACGTTCCACTCCAGTAGTCATACTGACGAATTGGCGTCTCAGTAGAGATGAGAATCTCTACACTTCGCTCTTCTATATTAATCGTTTCAGGCAACATAAGGGCACGTGCGATGCCACCGTTACCTAAAAGTTTTTCTCTATCAAGTGGTTTAGGCACTTTTTGCTCCTTCTTGTTGGATGATTCCTGCTTTTTCAAGCATCTCTTTCTCTTTTTTACGTTGCGTTATAATCTCTTCAAGGTCTTTTCCACGTTGTGCGGCATACTCTTCAAGTGTTGCCATGCCCATCTCGTACTCTTTAGAAAATGCGTTGATGTCTTTTAGCGGGTCCACCCATTCACGAGCAGGTGCAATCCATCGTGGTTGGCACAATTTTTCTTTATTTTTAAAATAATAATCAGCCGATAGCCCTTTAATGTTTCCTGCCAAAACATTTGCATCTAACCATCGCTCAAAAACAGGTGTTAAAAAATACCTTGCAAAATGGGCTTGTTCTGTACTAAAACGCTTATGATCTTGTATAAGACTTGCACGTGCGCTTGAAAAATTGACTTGTGAATAGTCGCGAAATGCCAACTCATAACTAATCTGGCGACCAACGGCGATAAGACGAATGCACGACTGTATAAAGTCTTTATATCCTGCACCATCGATGCTAGGGTCAAATGTTTGCAGTTCTTCACCACTGTTTAAGTAGTGGACCATAACGCCATTGATGTCAAAAATTGGGTCATGCCCCTTATCACTTCCAAGCGCTGCAATACGTCCTGCAACATTTCCGCTTTTGATAGCATAAGCGACAGAAGCACGAGCACGTTGGGATTGCATCGTTGAACTTAAATACCCTGCTAAGTTTCTAAGGTCAATAATGATTTGTTTATACTCACTAATCCCTCGGTATTGTGTCGCACGATTTGTCATTTTAAAATAGTGAATAACATCGCTTGCGTTGAGTTTAGTGGTCTTAAAGAGTCCATCTTTTAAAAGATACTTTTGAGGTTTGCCATAAGTATCTACTTCCATTCCGTCGATGTACGTCGTACCGTCTTGTGTATTGGCACTTGTAAACATTGCACCATCAAAGCGGTCTGCCTCAATAAGTTGGATTTTTAAAGGGTGTTTTTTATCGTTTGTCAATTTCGGGTAAATGAGAATTTCGCCATCCATCATGCGTTGGCCCAAGATGACATTTTGCATATCTCCAAACCATAAACGCCCTGTGATGTCACAATTTTGCTGTTTTGCCCACTCGTTAAAAAGTGTTTCGATGGTGTTGTTTACTTTGGAATCAGCCGTTTTTGACTGGAATTTAAGCCCTGAACCAATAGCGTTTACTTTAATGGAATTGTCAATGCCTGAGATGATGCCATTGTTTTCATGTAGCCATCTAGCACGAGCACGCATGATGTCACGATCAGGTGAGGCTTGGTCTTCAAAAGGAGCGTTGGCATTGTGAAAGTCATTATTGGCGCCTCGAAGTTTTCCGCCTTCATAAAATCCTCTTCGAATGTCAAATATATCTCTCAATAGGCTCATTTTTTACCGCCTTTGAGTGAAATAACAGTCAAAACGCATAAAACAAGCAATAACCAAAAAAACCCCAAAACGATGCGGGTATAAATACTCCATAACTCAAACGAGAAAGAAAGATGAATAAACGCTCCAAAGCCATACAACAAGAACCCCGAAAAAATAACTTCTAAAAGGTACATTTTGGTCATTAATGCAATGAGGTTATGAAAAACAGACATTTGCACTCATTTTAAGAGGTCTTATATTTTGCCCAGGGATGTAATCACGACCATGGGCTTCAATTTTTTTAATAAGGTCATTTTCTCTTACTTGTAAAGCAGAAAGGTCTGCACGGGTAAGCTCCCTGCCATTGATAGAATACTTTTGGGAAGTCAAAACGGACTCAATGGCTGTTTGAACATCATCAAGTTGTTGCCCGAGTGTTTTTGCCATTTTCTGCCTTTTTCGTTTATTTTTGACAGTTTAGAAGAATCGTATTTTTTTTTCTAAGCCACTTTTTAGCCCTAGCATTTTTTTTTATTTTTTGCTAGAACATAAAAAGTTCGTATTTGCAAGGTTAAAAGTTTTGTTTTTAACCTTTTTTAAAAAATTTGTGAGAAAAAAGTTTTGTAGAAAAGTTTAGTTTTTTAGTTTTTTTCGATGTCTAAGTAGTCTTTTTTGAGAATTTCTAACGTTTCATGGTATAAAGTTGGAGATTCTGCGAGCATTTCTATTGCTTGACCAATGGAAACAGAATGAGTATCCATCACTTTCCTAATGACAAGTTCTAGGCGCATAGTGACGGAAGGTCTGTTTTTAATATTGATTCGTCTATCCCAAATATTGTTACAAAAACTCATCTTTACTCCTTAATAATTTGACATAAAATCATCGTTTGATTCTCTTCTTTGCGCTTTTCGTGGTGTTTCTATAGGCTGTTTTTGTAAAAAACGTACCCCCAAAAGCTCTCCTAAAAAAGTACAGTAAGCGCCACAGTCCCACAAGTGGTTATCAGCTTTTGTGGTTACTTTTTGCCATGTCCATTTCTCTACGCCTGTTTTTTCATTGATTTCACAGTTTTTATACTCAGATGTCATCTGTTTTGCATAGCCTAAGTCGGTTTCACTATGCGTGCTAAAAAGGTTATCTTTAGCACTATCCCCCTCTTTTGCACAAAGGATGGAGCGCTCAAGCTGAGAGTGCAACATGTCTTTAAAATACTCGGTATCGAGCAAATAGAGCTTCAAGCCTGTGGTAATCGTAACGCCATTGATGTCTTTTTCAACAGGTGTAACCCTCCAAGGACTTGAAGGCTTACCCGATGCACCTTTGATAGGGATACAGATGTCAGAGTTCATGGCGCAAAACTCATACACTTCATCTCTTTTAAAACCTGAATCCACCGCACAAAGAGCAATCATATAAACATTGTTTTCTAAATCTTTGTACTGCGTATAAAGTATGTCCTCAAGAGCCGCCCACGTCTCAGCACGACCATAACGTATGGTATGCTTTCCAGCCCCATACCTCAATGCTTGCACTTTAAACCAAAAGTGATCTTGCTGTACGTCTACTGCCATGACAAGCGCTGCAGTATCATTTGGAACAATACCAGGAGCAAAACTATTTTTTAAGAGTAAGATGTCTTCGGCATTGGTAGAGTCATGCGACTCCTCCCAAGGTTCCCCTAGTCGTGTATTAAAAAATACTTTCATAAGTTCATTATCTGAACTGTCAAGAGCTTTTTTTGACTTAATCCATTCATGAATAATCTCAACCCACGAAACCCATCCAAGAGGGCTGTAAAAGCTGTTTATCTTATAGCCTCTATGTCGATGCCCAGGATTTTGCGGTATCCATTTTGCGCCATTTTCTTCGTTCATCATCCATGTTTTTTCAAACTCTTGTACAGCTTCTTTACAATGTGGACACTCAAAATGTACATCACTCGTAAGCTCATAACGCTCTTGATCCCACTCAAATTTAAACTGTTCAAATTCATAAATGACAAGCTCCCCACATCGAGGGCATGGCATATGATAAAGTCTTTGGTCTGAGTCTTTATACTCTCTATCAATTGGGCCATTCTTTAGTTTTGGTGTGCTGTTAATATAAATTTTTCGATTTGGAAACGCATCGGTTCTTTTACGTATAGTCTGTAAAGAGCTTCCCTCGTCTCCTACATTCTCAGCAAAACGCTCAACATCATCAGCGTCTACAAGCCGTGCAGAGAACGAGGCAAATGTTGAGGGAGAGCCAGACCAACCAATCGAAAGCATACCTCCCTCGAAATCTTTTTCTAGCGTACCGCCAGCATCATCTTTGCTCTTAGCATCTTTAACTTTTGCCATCAACTCAGGGATAAGCTTCATCGATGGTGTAAGTTTAGCAGTAGAGTGTTTTCGCGCAAGGCTTTCTGTCGGCATTACCATTAGCATAGGGCAAGGGTAAAGGTGCATATAGCAAAGTTTTACATTATTTCCAAGCTCAGTAAACCCAAGTTGCGTTGCTTTAATAACTTTTACCTCTTGTGTCGGTACATGTGGGCTTAGTTCGTCTTGTATCTCTCTTAGGTAAGGAGTACGAGATGTGCGCCAACGGCCAGGTTCTGCGCTTGATTTCGATGGTAAAACTCTGTATTTGTCAGCCCATTGCGAAACGGTAAGAAGAGGGGCAGGATTAAGCCCATTAAAAAATGATGTGAGATAAGCGTTATTCATACCCATGGCATAACCCTAATAAAACTTGATTTATCTCTTCCAAAAATAGACGTTCAATATTAAAACGGTCACTCTCTCCTGCAAAAATAGGAGACAACCTAGGTGGTAATGATAACAGTGCATCTCTTACTGCTCTGCCTGCTTCAAAAGCTTGTCTTTCAGAATCTTTAACAAGCATATACTCCCCCTTAAGACGCTCGTATTCAATCTTAGCCTTTTGCCCGAGCCAGTACTCTTTTTCAGCTCTTGCTACTGCTCCTGTTATTTTAGAGAATGCTTCATCATCTTCATCGCTTGCTTCATCATCTAAATTTATCCCCTCAGCTATGGCGGTATCTTTTTCTCTTTGGACTTCTTCTTTAATCCTTTTTAACTCTTCTTTTTCTTCTTGAGTCATATCTGCTTGAGATGGGTAGGAACCTGCAAGGCTCATCAGTGTTGGCTCTTCTCTGCGCTTTTCATTTGCTTCACGCTGTGCATCACGTGTTGGGTCTTTGTGATCTTCTATAGCTTGTTTTACTTCATCGTAATAAAAGAATTTTTTAGGGCTTGGTGGCTTAGGGTGGCTTGGTATTTTTCCATCATTAACCATTTGCGAAAAATAAGATTTGCTATAAATAATCCCATCTTTTTTAAGCGCTGCAAGACAAGCGTTTGCAGTCATCAAATTTATCATTCTTTCATCCTATAAAAATGTTCACTGAACAAAACTGACTAAAAAAGTTAAGCAAGTTTGAACCCCACAAACTACATAACCGTCGGGAGTCTTGCTCCCCGCACGAAAGGTATGTCGGGAAGAACCTATGCGATTATTTCCAATATCCACTTGTGATCCTTGATAGGTTATGACTAAATCTCCCAGCTATTTTTTCGGATATATCCTTCTTTAGTATGCTTTCAAAATCAATTTGTTTGAACATTGAAGTTGGGGTTATCGTTCTATTCTCTACAATCTTTCTTGATGATTTGATTCGTGTGAAGATTCCTTTGTGACCTGATTTCATTGTTGCCCAAAATGATTTAGGCAATGTTGTGGTTTTAGTTTTTATTATTTTGACTCTAACCTTTCCACGGTTAGCATCTTTCTGTGCTCTCTTAGCCACAGCTCTTTTTTGTTTGAAAGTTTTTTTATTTTGCACTTCTTCGTTGTAAGAGAAGGAAAACAAAGACAGGTTGATTGGTTCTCCTGTTACGATTATCTCTACATAGCCACGACTGTTTGTCGCTTTGATAATTCGTATCGTTCCGCTTCTTTTCTTTGTTTCTCCCGTCGTTTTGTTTTGGAACTTCCATGTCCCCCCGTCGTTCTTTAAATCAATGTTCCATTTCTTTTTAATCTGCGTTCGTGACTTAGATAAAGCCCCATTAACGATTTCATTGATTGTTGCGTTGTATGCTTTCTTGAACGTTTCTGGTTTTAGATTGCTCTGCAATCTTTCAATCCCATCAATTTTAATACTCATACCGCTGCCTTCATTATCATCTCACCATTGTCATAATATCTACTAGTCAAGTGTGTTCTATCATCCGCAAAGAGATATGTGTTCCCGCACGTTGGGCAAGCTGTCATCTCTTCACTTTGCCATCTTGTTATAGGCTCGCATTTAAAACATCTGATGTCATAGCGTGGTTTCTTTGGTTCTTCTTGGATTTGTTTAGCCATTGTGTCCTACTCTATTAAGTGCGCTATTGCAAAGAGATAGTGTTTTTAATGCCAATGCTTCGGATTGTGTTTTTATTTTTTGCGTGATGCTGGGCTTGACAATGCCCCTAAGTAAAAATTCTTTGATGCTTCGACGTAGTGCATCCAAATCCACAGTATGGTCGTGGATGATGTACTTTTGCAAGCCGCCAACATTTTTGATCAGCGTGGCATCTTCTGCACTAAATGTTAAGGTTCTTCCATCGTGGCTGTCAAACTTTACGCCTAAAAGAGCGCTGCAGTCATCCATGCCATTGTGCCCACGTGAGCTGACATAGGCGTAAACCATGGTTGAAACTTCTCTAGCTTTTGCGTCGTAAGCTCTTTCCATCGGTTCGATTTTAATGGTGTAAAACTCTTCAACACCCTTAGCGATTGACTGTATCGGCTTCTCGTAGTCCGATGTTCTCTCCCCCAAAAAAGCGATGAACATCGTATAGTCCTTGACTTCTAAGCGTTCGATGATGGACTCTATCGCTCCCATCGTGTAGAGGTTTGCTTCTAGCCTAAGCACTTGCATGATCGCTTTGACAAACTCTTGTTTAGGATTCATGCGCCACGTTCCATTCGCTCGATAAGTTCCTGCGCTGTAGCACCATTGCCATAAATCTCATCGACCATCGTGTTAGCGTTCTGCTTTTGTGTTGGCTTCTGTTGCGATTGCATTTGCATCGTGTTAAATTTCTCTCGAAGCTTTTTACCGCTTAGGACATTTGGTATCCAAAAGTTACCACGTTGTGTGCCATAAATCCAATTTATGCACCCGATAAGCTCTTCTTTGGTTCTGCCGTCCACCCTGAGTGCTAAGTCTATGTCTCTTATCCACGCTTTCAAATTTTGAACTTTAAAAGTTGGTTGGTGTTTTTGAATTTTTTGAAGCAAGTATGAGGCTACTTCTTGGGCATCGTCGCAAACAGTTGCGACACTACTCTTATCTTTAGTATTCTTATGCTCTTTAGTATACTGATATGTCGGATTTAAATCCGAGTGTTTTTCGGATTCATTTCCGAGTTTTTTCGGATTTAAATCCGAGTTTTGTTCTTTTTCGGATTCATTTCCGACATAGTAAGTTTTGCCTTTTTTGGTGAGTCTTACACAGTCTTTTTTATTGATTTTGATGTAGTCAATAAGCCCCAAAGAAACCAAACTTTTAAGGTGTCGATAAATCGTATCTGCTTTCAAATCCAAAAGTTCCAACTCAGAAGATATAACACTACGAGACGCCCAATAGTAGACTTCTCCTTCTAACACTACAGGTTCAGCCCACGAATGCGCCTCGCTAATAAACCCTAATATAATTGCTTGATTTATGTTCGTAATGCCAAGGTCCTTAGCCTGTTTTTGATTGACCGTTATGGTGAATTTCACGCACTTTCCTTTATAGCCTTGTGCACTTGCTCATGCTTGTGTGACTTCCTCGTTTTCGTTTCTTGCTCAAAAAGGGCTTTATTTTTCCAAAGAAGATGTGCTGGTACAGAGTAAACGCAGTAGTGTTTTTTCTCGATTTGTGTTGCCACGATGTCAAATCCTAGCTTTTGCAGTTGTGGCACACGAGAGCGCAGGTTGTTGCTTATGCCATCTTGACACGCTTGTGCCGCACTCAATCCGCCTACAAATAACAAATGCTCGATAACCCGATAGTTCTCACTTCCAAATTTAATCATGTTTGCCTCTTTTGGTAAGGTTGTGCACTTGCGTACGTTATCCGCATATCAGATACCGATTTTGTCTCTAAGCGCATCTTCGACACCTCTCATTTTTTCATGCAATTCTCGTATGCTTCGCAAAAGCCTTTTGGCTTCCGCCTCGTCGATGATCCCATCTTTTATCGCCTGTGCTACGTCTCCATGCACACTGCCTAAGGTGTCGCCAATCTCGAGCGTGCCTATGGTGACTATCGTCTCAATCGTGGCATTTAACATTTTTTGGGCGTGTTCTTTTTCTTTGGCGTAAAAGCCAAATTTATTGGCGATGGCATCGATAATGGTCTTGTGCTCTTCTTTGTCCATCTGCGCCATTATGAAAAAAAGCTCTTCGAGTTTTAGGAATTTTTCTTGATTTGCAGGGCTGAGCCTGTTGTGCAGTTGTATAGAGCGGTTTTGACCGTTATAGCCTAGCTGTTCGGCGAAGTAGTCCATGCCGTTTAGGTTGTTTTTTTTGCCAAACGCACTTATGGCACTTTTTATGGCTTCGAGTATTAAGTCGTCTTTGTAGATTATTTGCATAAGTGCCCCTTTGTAAAATGTTTTAAGTCAGCCCGTAGGGGCAACCACGGGCTTACTTAAAACAGAGTGTCGCCCAAAATGAGCGACGTCAGATGGAATAATAGTACATTTGCACTAATATTGTCAAGACTTTTGTACTATTTTATTTTTACATGTAAAGAGAGTGGAGAACAATATTAAAGGAAAAAAATGCAAAGTAAAGAAATAAAAAAAGAGTTTAAACTCAAAGACTTAGCAGAGTTCTATGGTCTTACGCCTACAACATTCTCAAACTATTTGAGGGAACTTTCAGAATTAGAGCAGAACGGTTTTATACCTCCGACTGGACGACATAATATCATCAAAGCATTAGCATTTTACTATAAATTTAATTACATTGGAGAAGAGGGAAACAGTTTGCTTTTTAACTTAGCTCAAACCGCCGAAGAGATAAAAGAGAGCATGTTTGACCTAGAACGCAAAGAAGCGTTTGGAAAAGAGTATTTTGAAGCTTTAAAACGCTCTTTGAAAGAATCAGCTGATTTTTTAGTTAAAAATTTAGAGGCATAAAGCCTCTTTTTTTAAAGACTGTTTTTAAAGTGTTTAAACCCTATAAGTTCTAATTCGGACAATTCTTTTTCATTTTGAGCGCAATCCACAACATTAAACCCAAAAGAACCATCCACACCCACAGCCACTTCACTTTTTATGCAGACTTTCTCACCTTTTTTGATAGAAAACTTTATAGGTTCTGCTTTGCTGTGCCTAGGTCCTACTGCAAGTGCGCCAACACCTCCACCAAGAAGCCCAGCGGTGGTACTATAAGACGTAGTAGAGATGGAAAAAGTATGTTCTCCCTCTGCAACATCAATATTAAAGCGTGTGCCGGATACAGAGTACCCAACAATGGTTTTATCTATGTAAATGGGCGGTTTATACCCTATGCCAAAAAGTGAGCTTGGTCTATATACAACGACTCTTCCGTACTCATTTAGCACTGGTTTTTCAGCGGTTTGAAAATGATTTGCAGAAGTGGAACATCCAACCAAAAAAAATAATGCGGTACAATAAAAAAATATTTGATGTGATTTCACCCTCTTATTTCCTTTTTTCAGCCGATTGGATAAGTTCATTTCTAAATTCATACAATCCATCAATGCTTTCTATAGGAACTTTTACTTCCGCACCTTGCTCATCAGGAAATGCAATGTATTTTTGTTTCCCGTTAAAATAAAAACGGCACAGCCACTTTGTCACTTTCCCCTGATATATCACAGAAAAATAGTTCATTGTGTCTTTAAAACTTACGTTATTAACACCAAGTATTTCACCTACTATTGAACGCACAATGTAGTATCCGCTTAGCTCTTCGTCGGTTGTTTCTATCTGTTTTTCATCGGATGTGTTCACCACTTCTTCTTGCGATATTTCAACTTGTTGTGGTACTGAAAGCGTGGACTGTATGGCTTGTATTTTATCATTTGCTATGTCGTTCAATACTTCTGAAAATGACTTTTTAACATGAGCCCTAAACTCTTCAACGATAGCAGCGCTCATTCGTTTATCTGTTATTCTTTTTGCAAAAAATGTGACAAACTCATCCGATGGATTTTCTATTTCATTTTTAAATACTGCTTGAATTTCTTTGTAGTATTTTTTTGTACTTGCCATTTGCAAGATAGCTTCTGTATCTAAAACATCTTTAGCAAATTTTGCCAACTCTTTGATGTCTCTATCTCGTGCTGTTTCTAAGTTGATAGACAAAAATGGCAATTTATCCATTTTATTTTTTTCTTCTAGGTCTGAAAAAAAGCGGTACTCAACACCATTGGTCAAAATGCCAAATTTACATTCAGTAACGTTAAAATACCGTATAAGCTGATTGTTGTGATTGTCTAATTTTTCAGTATGGTTTTTGACTTCTATGATGATGATAGGTTTATCATCTTTTAAAATAGCATAGTCAACTTTCTCACCTTTTTTTGTTCCAATATCAGAGATGAACTCAGGAACAACCACCATTGGGTCAAAAACGTCATATCCCAATGCCGATAAAAAAGGCATAACAAAAGAGTGTTTTGTCGCTTCCTCGGTAAGGATTTTGTCTTTCATAGTTTTTATACGTTCACTTAATGCTTTAATCTTTGTTTCCATGCCTGCCCTTTTTTATAATTTATTCTTTTATCAACATCAAACTACCAAACTTCAAACGCCCGACTATCTTTCCTACGATGTCAAAGTCGTTTATCCCTAGTGTAAACGGCTCATACTCTTTGTTGTCACTTTTAATGACTGCTTTTTTGCCGATGATTTGCACTCTTTTAATTTGCACCGCATCATCGTAGGCGATAAGATAGACCGCCTCTACTGGAACAATATCACGCCCATTGCGTAGCTCTATGATCGCCCAGTCGTTCTCATCTAAGTACGGAGCCATACTATCGCCTACAATGCGAATAATCGCAATGTTGTTGGTGATGATGTTTGAAGGGAAAATGCGACTGTCAAAAACGAAGTTATCTGAACTAAGACGTAGTTGCTCAAGCATACCTGCAGCGCCACATCCTGCAACCGCTTCAAATATTGGAATAGTGATGACATTGGCAGGAGATACCGTTTCAGGAAGTTGTGAATTAGACATTTGTCTTATTATAAGTTGCCATTTTTCAGGAATTTTGTTTCTTTTGACCCAACTATCAATATTAAATATCTTTGTATTAAGCTTTATTGCGAGTTCTTCATCTGTCTTCAAAGCCCATGATTGCTTTATTTGGTCGAGTTCTTCTCTAGCAGTCATTAATATCCTTCAAATATTTAGTACAAATGTCTTGACATTATTAGTACAAATGTACTATACTTCTCTTCATAAATCGTTCACGTTTTCAAAACGTAAACATTTAATAAAAGATTATCAAAAATATGAAAAATATGAAAGGTTTTTGACATGGCGTTTAACCCAAAGTTGGCTTTTTTAGCGAATGTGAAACACGGTTTGATTGAAAGTGACAAAACAATCGAAGAGATGGCAAGAGATTTACAAAGCACCCCTCTTTCTATAAAAACAAGGCTCTACCAAATTAACGTAAAAAAAACATGTGTCACACCGCTTGATAAGCAAATTGTCGAGTACCTAAACACCAACTGCAAAGGCTTCAAGGCGTGGGCTAAAGTCAATAAAATAAAGTAAGCGTTCAACGAAGCTTTACATGTAAGGCTTCTTCGAGTGTTTACGCTCGCATTGTTGGAGGTAAAATCCTCATCAAAAAAATCGTTTTGATCGTCTTGACGTTGTGAATAAGGCGGCTACGTCCTAGGGGGCATCTTCGGTGCTACGGTAAAGACCCTATACAAGTTTTTTAATGATGGCACAAAGCATTCAACACTGTATCTTTAGCACTGCGATAAAAAAAGGTTTTGCACGTGCCATCTTTAAAAAACTTAAAGGAGCACCCATGAACGCCCTACGCCAATACGCAACACTTGAACTTATGTTGCAAAACAAGCCAAAAGTGAGCATCAAAGAGGCATTAAACGCCATTGAGACGGTTGAAAAACTGACCAAAAAACCACGAACTTTTTTGACCATAAAATATCAAGTGCGTTTACATGTAAGAAGTGCCGCATGAGTGATGTACTAAAACATTCAAAACGAATTGAGCCAAACGCTGCGTTTTTAAACGTCACTTTTTTAACAAAAGCGCGTGGGCGAGGAAGACCTAAAAAGCAAAAGCACAACACCACAAATCGGATAATCGCAATCGTAACAAAAGGAAATTTATGTTCAATAGAATAATCATGCTCGGCAACCTAACCCGTGACCCTGAGCTTCGCTACTTACCCAACGGTGGCGCAGTATGCACCACAGGGCTTGCCACAAACCGCAAGTTCAAAAAGACGGATGGTAGTCAAGGCGAAGAGGTATGTTTCATCGACATCACCTTTTTTGGACGTACCGCAGAAATCGCCAATCAATACCTAAGCCGTGGTAAAAAAGTATTGGTCGAAGGTCGCTTAAAACTCGACCAATGGACGGATCAACAAGGCGTTAAACGCTCGAAGCACTCCATCACCGTTGAGAGCTTGCAGATGTTAGGAGGCAATCAAACCACACAAGAAGAAACGCCCAACCTTCCAACGCACAACGGCATACCGTACGAGTACACAGACCAACACGGCAAACCACTACCCGCGCCCGACATCGACATCAACGACAATGAAATACCCTTTTAGCCTTTACAGCTCACTAACAGTAGTGGGCGATAAAGACTAAACCAGTTGTTAAGTATTTCTTAATAACTAAAATAATCATAAAGGCTCAATCATGGAATATTTAGCACCTTTAGCAATCATTTTAATCTTATGCCTCATTCCTTTTGTAGGTGGCAAACTAAAGAAAAAAGGCTCCATCGACCCGATAAAAAACGTGAGGTGGTGGGCGAGATGAAGAAAATTTGTTTAAATTGTGAATTTTGCGATGTGGCGTTTCCTGATATTGATGTTCGAGAATTAAAAGAGGAAGAAAATTATTTAATTTGCTTACTCAAAAACGCTAAAACAGACGACTACGGCACATGCAAAAAGTGGATGAAAAGCAAAGCGAGAGAAGCAGATTTAAAGGCAGGTTGCTAATGCCTGGTATTTGCCTTTATTGCAGGTATTGCCATTTTGCAGGGGAGCATTACGAGTGTGCATATCCTCGCAATAAAGGCGTTATGTACGAGTTTTTAGGCTTCATGAATGACAACCGCCCACTTTGGAAATATTATGGGGGCGGTAAAAAAATAAAACTTGATGATAGATGTAGCAAATGGAAGTATGGTGGAGGGTGGTGCGATGATAACAGCTGAGTGGATTCAAAAACACTACATTGAGCAGAACCTAACGACAGAAGAATGCGGGAAGCTTTTGGGCATAACAGGAAGTGCGGTTGCCTACCATGCTAGAAAATTCAATCTCTTAAAAAAGGATGAATTTTGTTGTTATAAAGACCCTCGTTTCAACAGGCGCATAGGATTAAAATACAGCGACGAGTGGAAACAAAACATAAAATTAGCACAGCCTCACGCAAAAAAAGTTGTTCGAATTTCTAAAAAAGGTGGACGAAAAATCTACAACACCATAACCGAAGCCGCACGAGAAAACGGACTTTTTCGTGAAAATGTCAAAAAAGCATGTCAGGGCAAAGTAAAAACCGCTGGAGGCTACAAATGGGAATATCTAAGAACCTATGGCGAAGAGATAGTACACAGGCTTCAAAATCTTGATTTTACGCTTAGCCTTGAACAAATGATGAGTGGAGTTTACACAGGTCTTCCTGAGCGAATGAATAAGCAAGAAGCCACAAACTACTACACGAAAAAATTAAAAATTTGTTGGAAAAGCGCATGACACAGGATGAATTTATAGAAAAGCAATGGCTCAGATATGAAAAAATCTGTAAAGAAAAGGGCATGGAAGCAGGGACTAAAGAGGCGTTTATCGAGAGACAAACACCCAAAAATTTTACAGTAGACACCCTTTTAGAGACAAAACCCAAAAGCACATGTTTACATGTAAAAGTACCGCTTTTAAAAGCAGAAGAGAACATAACCATGTCTCGCAGAGAGCTTAGAAAAATGTTGGAAGAAGTGGCACAGCGTAGGTATGAGCTAGGGTTAAAGGAGAGCGCATGAACTTCTTGATTGAGTTAGCATTTATCTTTGCGTACCTTGCGGGGATGGTGTTTGTCGTGTCGCTAGTTTGCCTCTTTGAGGCGGTGGAAGAGTTTAAAAAATTAAGGAGTGAGAGATGAAAAAAACAAAAGTTTACGTAGCAAGCCCCGTGCGCCCAGTGTTAGAAGATGATGCGCTTGATGATAATCTCGCAATAGCAAAAGGCATGGCATTAAGCGGTTGTTTAACCGTTAAAGGAATGGGCATGTTGCCCGTATCTCCAATCTTGACATTCGACGGTGTTTACGACGAGTTTATCGAGCGTGAGACCATTGACAAAGCATGCGAGGCACTGCTTCTTGTGTGCGATGCGATCTACGTCGTGCCTACGCCGTACAACGCACAAAGCAAAGGCATAGCACAAGAGTTAGAAATTGCCAAGAAAAACGGCATAAAAATTTTGGAGGTGAGGCATGAAAATTTTTGAGCATATATTTAATTTCATAGATGCCATTTTATTGCTTCTAAAATACAAATTTTTAGACATATTTTGGTTTTATTTTTGGATTTTCTTGTGCGGTGAGATGGTGATTTATAGTGTTGAAAAACTATTGAAGATGCCAAATACTACGCAATGGTATGACTTAGCGTGGCTTATGGTTATCTTTGTCATGGCTTTTCTTACAAGCTATCGACTTTATGTTGTTAGCCTTAAAAGTATTGTAGAGAGTACAAAATGATATGCAAAAAATGCAAAACACCAAACGCACCGCACATGAGAAAATGCTTTGCGTGTGGATACACCAAATTTGAGGACAAACCAATTTTCCAACAGCAAGAAAAAGGTCAAACAGAACGCAACAACAAAGCGTTTTATGATGGGTATAAAGGAGAAGTTCATGAGTGAAGCACTAAAACAAGAGCACATCCGCTATGGTGAGGCACGGTTTAAAGATAAAGAACTGGTGGAGCCGTTTGTTAATAGAATCTATCAAGATTTTGAAGAAGTATGTGCGCCTAAAACCTCATGCCACGGTTGCAAATACGATGATGTGGAGATGGACGAAGAGGAGCGCAAAGCGCACTGCATCCCGTGTCTCTACCCCACTACGATTAGAAAAAATTATACTACAAATATACAGAAAAACTAAAGTATAATATTTTTTAAAAAATAATAGATTTATAATAAAAATTATATGAAGGTAAATAAGCTATGAACAATAAAAATGTCAGTTTAACAACGATAAATCTTTTTGGAAAGCGTGAAGTTGAGTGTATCTTGCACACAAGCTTTTTGCAAGAACAGGAGATAAAAGCGTCGTGCGAAACAGAACTGCTTAAAGTTTATGGCTCGATAGATGCTGTGCTAGAAGACATCACCATCCTTGAAATTTCAAGAGAAGATAATGGGGATTTTGTCATTAATGTTCACACAAAAAAAACGGAAAAAATCCGATACTATGGCACAAACGGACACTTATACCGCTTCAAGTACGGCATCTCTCCCGATGTCATCAAAAGCTCTTTGGGGCTTGGTGAGTTAAGTATCGTTAAGGCTACATGTAACGAGCTTGGCATATCTCAAAAAGAGTTAGCGGATAAGTTTGGCATTAGTACATCTGCAATTTCACAATGGGGAACCGACATACCAAAGACCGCACAAGTTGCGCTTGAGCTTATGCTTGAAAATAACCAATTAAAAAAAGACCTGAAAACACTTGTAGAAGCTCAAAAAACTCTTTCAAGATTAGCTGTCCAAAATTTAGACAGCTAAACAAACGCTATCAAATAATTTAATATTCTTAATTTTATACTTGACATTATTTAGATAACTTATTATAATTCTCCAAAAAGTTAAGTAAACTTAACAATAGGAGATTATAATGAAGCAAGTTATTTTCAACCACGTATCTCTTTTAGTTGTCGAATCAATCGATCATTCATTTCTTTTATCTTCAAAAGATGTAGCGAGCGGTTATGGAGTATCGCAAAGCGTTATCCGCTCTCATAGACAAAACAATCGAGACGAGTTTATCGAAGGTAAACACTTCATTATTGACCGTTCTTACAAAAACACACCAAAGACGTACTGGACAAAGAGAGGTATCGTGCGCCTTGGCTTTTTCATAAAGTCGCAACAAGCCAAAGCGTTTCGTGATTGGGCTGAGGACTACGTGATAGAAGAGAAAAAAGCCGACACTCACCAACTAGAGCGCGAAAATGTAGAACTAAAACGAGCACTAAACCGCCTATTAAAACAACCAACGCCAACCTGCGAAGAGCTTTTAAAGCTTCATTACCCAGTGCTGCACAACAACATCCTAGAGCTTGACAATACATTCAAGCACATCGATGTCGCCGCACTCAACCGCTTCGTTTTTTTCATCTCACAAGTGCAAAAAAACATAAACACCCTCGCCCAAGGGCTAAAACAAGACAGAAAAAAAAGAGAGTAAAAACTTTACATGTAAAGGAAAAATATGCAAAAAATAATTGAAATTGAAAAAATACAAGCAGACCGTGGGAGTATTTACGGAGAGTTTGAGCATCAAGCCGAATGTGTCGGCAGAATTATGGAAGCATTAGAAGATTGCACCACAAATAACAACAAATGCGTAACATACAAACAGCGTGGCGCTTTTGCCTATGTTGCCATAAAGCTGGCACGTTACGCAGTAAGCCCCGAATATGAAGACACATTGGTGGACCTAGAGAGTTATTGTAATTTGATTAAGAAAATGGAGATGGAGAAATGATGCAAATAGCAACCTTAGAGCCAAAATTCATCACAAAAAAAGACCTTGCAAAGATTTTGGCGGTAAGCACTCGTACTATCAACCGCATGGAAAAAGAAGGAAAAGTACCGCCTTCAGATAAAACGTTTCCTAACCTAAATCGCTATGATTTTCAGCAGTGTAAAGCGATGTTAGGTATTGGCTCCACCAGTGCATCAGCTTAACCCTCTCGCTGATGTACTCCGCTTTGTTGTAAACCCCTTTTACTCCACCTTCCACGTGCGCCATTTGCCGTTCTATCGCCTCACTGTGTATGCCATGTATGTTAATGTTTTCATGCAGTATGGTCGAAGCTGTGTGCCTAAAACCATGCGCTGTTTGTTCACCTCTATAACCACAGTTTTTTAAAAACCTTCCTATCTCTATCTGCACAAGTGGCTTTCCGCTTTGCATCGTAAAAACATACTCTCTTTTAGCGTTTATCTTATGCGCCTCTTTTAGCAAATGCACAGTCTCATCGCTCAATGGCACGAGGTGGGGCTTTCGTGTTTTCATCATTTCAGCAGGTATCGTCACAACTCTGTTATCAAAATCTATCCATTCCCATTTTAAAAAACGTACATTACCAGGTCGCAAAAAGGTATGCAGAGCAAAAAATGAAGCAAGTTTTATGACGGGGTTTGCTTTTTTTGCGTGCATGGCTACAACAAGCTCTTTGAGGTCGTCTTCTCTTTCGATGTGCGGATGGTTTGTCGGCT